TAAGGAGGTTTTAACCAAAAATAAGATGGTTTATCAGACTTTTCGTATCAATGGGGAGGTTAAAAAAGGTATAAGATTGTTTACTAAATGGCAAAATGACGAGGTAAAACCTCCTTTTTAGGTTACAGTAACCTATTTGTAACCTAAAATAATTGAAAAAGGTTACAGCTTAAAATACTGAAAATCAATAAGTTATAAAGCTTTGTAACTTTGTAACCTAAAATATTAAAAATAGTATATATATAATAGTAAAAAATAATTTATACCATTTTCTTTTTTGCCTAAATATTAATAGAGTTTTTTAAAATTCGCTAAAAAAGGTTACAAATTACAAGACTTTAATAATCAACAAGTTACAGTCAATTTTAAACAAAATAAAAAAGTTACAGGTTACAAATATGATACAGACAGAATCTAAAATACAACAGGAGGCATTAATTTGGTTTAATAACAATTATTGCCTTACTAAGCATAATCCAAGATGCATAATGTTTAGTGTGCCTAATGAATTAGGTGGTGAAGTTGGAGGATTGCTTAAACGATTAAGAGTACCAACAAAAGCAGTAAATGAGGTAGTAGGCTTCATTATGCGTAAAATGATTAATATTGGACTTCGTAGGGGTGCATCCGATACTATTATAGTACTTCCAAGTAAAACTATTTACGTAGAGTTTAAAACGCCAATAGGAACACAAAGCAGCGATCAATTAGAATTTGAGAATATTATAACAGGATTGGACCAGGATTATCACTTGGTAAGAAGTGTAGAGGAATTTAAAACGGTTATAGAATTTCACTATCCAATAATCAAAACAAACCAATCAACAGACTAAAAAAGGGGGGATATGAAAGCATCAGATAAAGAAATACAAGAAGTACTAATTGGATACAAAGAAGAAATGGACTTATTTGTAAATAAACTTTACGAAAAACGTTTAAACATTGCTTTAGGATTAAAAGAAATGGATCTTACAACAATAACGGTTTTTGATAAAACATTTGGCAAAGAAATGTTTTATGTCGCTGTTCAAGACTTGTTTAGGGAAAATGAAATAAACGATTTACTAAATGGTTAAGTCATAACATTGTTACAAAACCGTATTGAATTAAAAGGTAGATTTGGGGTATGATTACAGTGAAAGAATTAAGGATAGGGAATATTATAGAGTACAAAAGTAAGTTAATATCCATAAATGGAATACCTGGCGAGCAAGGTGTATTTTATTCAGCTAATGATTTGTATGATTATGGAGAAAGGATGGCTTATTTGAAAGATTGCAGTCCAATCCCCCTTTCAGAAGAAATACTTTTGAAGTGTGGGTTTAGTAGGTTTTTTGAATTCAGCAATGCTGATGCAAATTATAGGATTTCAACTATGCAAAGATATTTAACTATTGGATTGTTGCACGGTAGATACATAGCAAACATATATCATCAAGTTGAAATTAAATACCTACACCAACTCCAAAACCTTTACTTCGCATTAACAGGCCAAGAACTTAACACATCGGGATTATGAAAAAAATATTAGAATTATTTGCAGGAAGTAGGTCAATAGGAAACGAAGGAGATAAACAAAATCATAACGTTTTTAGCGTTGATTGGCAAAAGTTTCACAAAATAGATTTAGCCATTGATATTGAAGAATTAACAAAAGAACAAGTTCCATTTATACCTGATATGGTTTGGGCTTCTCCAGATTGCACCACATACACAATATCGGCAATAAGTCATCATAGAAATGGAACAGAACCAAAATCAGATTACGCTAAAAAGTGTGATGCTGTTAATAAACATTTTATTTCCTTGATAAATGAATGGATTGAAATAAATCCTAATATGGTTTTCTTCATTGAGAATCCAAGAGGTATGTTAAGACACATGCCATTTATGAAAGAATTTAAACGTCATACGGTTTGGTATTGTAAGTATGGCGATGACAGAGCTAAGCCAACCGATATATGGACTAACAGCAAAGAATGGAATCCCAGACCTATGTGTTCAAATTATAAATATGACTCAGATGGTAATATAATAAACAAACATTGCCATCATGAAAGCGCAAGAAGGGGAGCAAAAACAGGAACACAAGGCAAAAAAGGAAGCTATAACCGTTCTAAAATTCCACAAGAACTGTGTGAAGAAATAATTTTAAGTTTAACAAAATGATAAAGATAGAGTTTAAGGAGGTGCAGCGACTTTCAAGATCAGATTACGATATTTATTGTAAATATATTTATTCTAAAAATATAAAATACCATTATTTGACTAATGGCGTTTATTGCAATATTAGATTAAGTAGAATTAGTAATGATTGCATTTTTCATTATTTAAACGATAATATTAAAAGAATTTCGAATATAAATTTATTAAAAGACCCAATGCTAGACCGCTCCGAAATCCTAACCCAACTCGGAATAACAGAACAGGAAGATGAACTTTTCCAGCAGCAATATAAAAATGTTTAGTATATTTGAATTGAAACAGCGAAAAAACAGTGAACGATCATAACCTTACACCATTTCCGAAAGGCGTATCTGGCAATCCAAACGGTAGACCTAAAAAGCTACCTAAATTAGACGATTTGCTGTCTGATATACTTGGTAATGAGGAAGATAAAGATTCGGAAGCTCATGCAATATTAACAAGATTATTGAAAGATGCAAAAAACGGTAACGTAAAGGCAGCAGAAATACTTTTAGATCGTGCATATGGCAAATCAAAACAATCTATCGATCATACTTCATCAGATGGATCATTCTCATTAAAGGACGCATTAGGCTTTGATAGTTCTAAATGATAAATACAAACCATTATTTTTAAACGATACTCGTTTCTTTATAGTTACGGGTGGCCGTGGTTCTGCTAAGTCTTTTGGAGTAGGAACATTTGCTAGCTTACTATCTTTTGAAACAGGGCATAAGATATTGTTCACAAGGCAAACTATGACCTCCGCGCATTTATCGATCATTCCAGAGTTTCAAGAGAAGATTGATTTAATCGGGCATTCGGACAAATTCAATATAACTAAAACAGAGATCGAAAATAAAGCCTCTGGAAGCGATATAATATTCAAAGGGCTAAAGACATCAAGCGGAGATCAAACAGCCTCTCTAAAGTCATTAAACGGCGTAACAACATGGATATTAGATGAAGCAGAGGAGTTAACGGATGAAAGAACTTTTGATAAGATAAATTTATCAATTAGGCAGAAAGGTAGACAGAATCGTGTTATTTTAATTCTAAACCCAGCGACTAAAGTTCATTGGATTTTTAAAAGGTTTTTTGAGGATGCTGGAGTTAATCCTGGATTTAATGGGGTTAAAGGCAACGTAACTTATATTCATACCGATTACAGGGATAATATTAAACATTTAGATCAATCTTTTATTGATGAGGTTAAACAAATAGAGTTAACAAATCCTTTCAAATACAAGCACGTTGTTTTAGGAGGATGGCTCGAAAAAACAGAGGGGGTTATCTTAACCAATTGGAGTATAGGTATGTTTCAAGAGCATAGCGTTGCCGTATATGGTCAGGATTTTGGTTTTAGTGTCGATCCTACCACTTTGGTTAAAACAAGTATAGATAAGGCAAATAAGATTATTTACGCTAAACTTTGTTATTACAAGACACAAATGACCACAAGCGATATTTATTCGGCAAACGAAAGAGAAGCTGGAAGATCGATGATAATAGCAGATAGCGCAGAACCTCGTTTGATATCAGAACTTAAAGGCAAGGGTAATAACGTTAAGGAAGCTGTTAAGGGTGCTGGATCGGTAAGTGCAGGGATTGCAAGATTGCAGGATTATCACATCATAGTTGATCCAGAAAGCCTAGAAATGATTAAGGAGTTCAATAATTATTCATGGAATGACAAGAAGTCAGGAACCCCAATTGATCTTTTCAACCACACCATTGATCCTTTGAGATACGCTATTGATTATCAATTAGAAAACCTACCAATTAAACGACCAAAATCATACTACTAATCAAAAAATAATTATATTTGTTCTATGTCAAATAACGGTATCGCTGTAAATATCCAAGGTAAGAACTTTTTTTTACCAACTTCAATCGAAGAAATATCGTTGGGTAGGTTTTTGGAGTTTAGAAAGATCAATCCAGCAAACAATTTGCAGCTGATGCAGTGGGTATTAAACAGCAAGCATAACTTTACCGATACAGATACTATTGCGGATGAAATAGCCAAGTGCCTAACGATTGCAGAACCTGCGATAAAAGAAATGTACGACTTTATACAAAGCGGTAAAAACCATGACATACCAACAGAGGTAAACGTTTTGGGCGAGGTAATTAAGTTTAAGGCAAGCTTTATAAACGAGATGCCCTATTGGCCTTACGAGGTTGTGAAGATGCTGATTCAAAAGGAAATAGAAAAAGGTGATAAAGGTGATCAAACTGAATTGATACCGCAAGTTTTGTCACACTACTTTTATTCAATCATAAGTAAATCACCGTATGATGAGGATAAGGCGAGCGAATTTGTGGATATCATAAATGACATTCCAATGGTAGAGGCAATACAGGCGGCTAATTTTTTTTTTCGGAAATGCCAAAGCTCATCACCAGGGAAGCTAAAGAGTTTTCTTCGGATCTTAAACCCGAACACGAAGAAGCGGGGATAAAGATATTTGAAAAATTTGGCCCGTTAAATATATTGGAAAGTATTAGTCAAGGCGATGTAACCAAGTGGGCAACGATCAAGGCTATGACTTTTGAAACTATAATGAACAAACGAAGATTAGATAGGGATAAAACTATATTCAGCGAGAAGCTAAATGATATAATGATTGCTAAAAGTAAAAATAGATAATGCCACCACTGAACCTAAAGGATAGAATTGGATTAATAGTCGTTGATCAACTAAACGTTGCTTATCGATATCTTCGCAAGTCAGAGGAAAACATTGCTGGCGATTCGTCCGCATACCCTGCTATTGTATTTATAGAACCAGATCAAGGCGGATGGGTTAATAACGCTCAAGGAACGCGAAAAAGATTTACAAATTGCTTCTTTCAGTTCTTGAAGATATATCCAGATATGGGAGACAATGCATCCCAAAGAGATAATGATATCGAGGAAATGAAAATTTTGGCAGAACAATTCTTTAATCAAATAGACCGAACAGATGATTTTGAAATGATAACAACTGATTTTCAGTTCGTGACTATAATCGAAAGATATGATGTTAACACTGTTGGCATCGAGGTAAATATTCCAAAACTAATCTACACATATCCTACGCCATGTTAAGTGATGCTGCAGTATATGGACAAGCTATCATAACGGATTTTCTAAACAACATCCGATTGGAACTTATTGCTTACATGGATAGCAACAACCGTAACGCAACGGGCAAAAGTAAAAATAGCTTACAAGTAGTTAATGTTACAGGTAATAGTGGGCAGTTGATCGGTGCGGATTGGATAGAGTTTACTTTTAAGGGACGAGGGCCAGGCAAGATGCCACCATTAAACGCCATCATTGACTGGTGTGTAGCAAAAGGATTACCTCGGTCTATGGCATGGATCATAGCAAAGCGAATTGCCGAAAGCGGAACAAGGCTTTATCGTGAGGGTAGAAATATAATTACCGAAACGATTACGCCAGAAAGGATAAATGCATTTACGGAATCTTTGGCGAAAATATATGTTGCTCAAATCGAATCAGATATTAATCTTATATTAGCGGCATGACAAACCAGCTTGTTTATAGTTTTTTAGGTGATGGTACTGACTATGTAAACGTTTTCTTTGATAGCGATACAGGTGGTTCGTTTTACGCGGTAGCATATGATTCGATGGGTAATGAGATTACTTTAAATCCATCCTATTCTACATTTAGTCCAGACTACACTTCTCAATTGGTTGCCGATATATGTGGTACTTTAGATCAAGAAGATGTAGGAAACATAGGTACTTTATATCATATTTTCGGCAGAAATACAGCTCCTTACGCAAGGGTTGATAGCTTTGTCGAAAATAGCCCGTCATGTCCCGTAGTAAATCCTCAATGCGATCTGATATTATCCGTTGAATCTACAAATGAAACTGAACAGGGAGGTGATAATGGAACAGCTATATTAACTGCAACATCATCATTTGATAATATTGAAGTTTCAATAAATGGTACTGATTGGTTTAGTTCGCCACATGCATTTATAGGATTAACTCCAGATGAATACACTGCACAGGCTAGGGATATCAATGGTTGTACTAGATCGGTTTTATTTACTATTGAGGCGTTTGCAAACCCAATAACAAAAAGACCAGAAGTTTTAGTTTCTTTAGGCAATATATCAAGATGGAATGCTGCGTTTAATCCCGTTGTATTTACCTTTCAAGAAAATCCAAATCCAAGCAGAACAAATTACAGGATTGAAATAGAGATTACATCGCAATCTGGAATAGTTACGGGTTCATGGTCGCCAAATAAAACGGGATTTGTTCGTGCAGATATTTCAGCTTACCTACAATCATTGGTAAATTCAAGGGATAACTTTAAATACGATGTTATCAATTGGCGCGATATTGATAGAGCAGCTTCGTTTACGGTTCGCTATCGTGGCGTATGGGATGAAGATAGTACGGTTTGGTACGATGCGCCACAACCATATTATGTTGCGTGGTCGGCTATGCAATTAGGCGATAAGTATGGAGGTAATATGGCGGAATATGTTACGTTCTTGACCGAGCCTAATCCAGATTATAAAGCCAAATGGTTAACCTTGTTCAAAGAACCAACCTTTAATGTTGGTTATCCTTTCGATTTGTCATTTATATTTAGCGAATATATTATCGGTAGCGAGGTTAAGATGAGAACAACAAGCCTGGATATTAATCGCAATCCAATAGCTGGAGGAGTAGTTGACGGTTATCTGCTTAACAATGATGCTGGTTACATATTGAATACAGATACATCAAGGTTGATTATTCAAGAGGGCGCATTGCCACCGGTGGCTAACGACGGCATCTTGGAGCAGTTGGGCATTAACAGGTTGATGATGGCAGGAACTCCAGCAAACAATGTTGAGTATTACCAAGTTCAATTATATACGGGTGAAGACTTAACGCCAAACTTTATTACACAGCCGATAATAATTAAGGTTAACAAGCCATGTAACGATCCTTACATTTATCTGAAGTGGTTGAATACTTTAGGTGGTTGGGATTATTTTAGATTTGGTTTTGATCAAGTATTGAGTGTCAATACAAGCGATGGCATTACGATAGATAGAAATGTGTTTGATTGGGAAAACGACGAAACAATTTCGGACACCATAACCAAAAATAGTATAAACAGAATTTCATTTGGGGCAACGGTAGGCGAAACAAAGATAGAGGGATTAAGGGGTATTCATAATTCAACACACATTATGTTACAGGTTGGTTTCAATCCAATAAAATTCCATACAGTTACTTTGGGAGTTGGAGGGTTTGAGATAAAGAGAACAAGGGGACATCAAGCAGAATTTAGATTGCAGATAAGTTTACCACAAATTAATATACAGAGGCAGTAAATGAACACTAAGGAAATTTACCTTAACGATATTCTTTTAGATTTGGATGAGGCAAATAACC